CGCACGTGACTCACCGCTGGAGGAGGGAGTCTTGAGCGAACCCGTCTCCGAAAATAGGTCTAATTCCGGGCGATTCTGGAGCGTAATAAGCTGGTTTCGGACTGAAAATGACGAAGAATAGTAACCTCAGCTCCTCGGTGGTCTGGCCAGGTGGCCTCTCTTAAGCCCTTGTCACAACGGGCTTTTCGCAAATGTGATTGTCGGGTGGCCGATCAATTTACCGTCTATAAAAAGAGGGCGGATCAAGCCCATGCCCCACTCCGACTCGAAAACGCTGTTGTTCTTCAGCCACTTACGGATCGCGACCGGATTGCGGGACTTACCGTGATGCCAGCGGTCTTGTCCACTACCATCGATCGCGATGCTTTGTCGCTCCATGGAGCGACAACTCTTGTCTGGGTTGGGCGGTCCGTCGGTCCAAGGGCCGCGCGCCTCCGGCTATATCGAGGAGGCGAACGACCCCCTCTCGGCGACGCGCGCGGGCTTGGACGGCTGCCGGCGCAGTGCCGCCGGTGCCATCAACACCGGTTGCGCGCGGCGACCCTCAACAAAGGAGCCGCGGGCGCTCGCGATTGTACCTTCGTTGTTGTTGCGACCACGGCGCGCAAAAAAGCTTGACAAAGCACCATATCTTGCTCTATGCTACACCACGATGAAATCAAACACAGGACCGTTCACTTTCGCTGAACTGCAGGAGGTGACCTCGCTTGGCAGAGGCGAAATCCGCGAGTGCATCAATCGCGGGATCATCAGCGCACCGGCCGGCGTCGGGCAGGGAAACCACCGCGCTTATTCCACATGGAATCTGGTCGAAGGGGTGGTCGCCGCGGCGTTGTTGAAACACGTTCGCGCCGGCTCTGTCGCCCATGGCATGACGCGATTGCGCTCGATGCTCGAGCATCTGCACATCGATCCGGAGGAATACTGTAAGGCGCCGGGCTTGTTTGCTTTCTCCGATTTTAGGCTGGTCTTTCCGCCGCGTTCAGAACCGGACGATAAAGCGGGTCCGCCATTGGGCGAGGAGATGGGTGAGGGCGGGTACCTCCTGGCTACTGCTCGGGCAAGCAACGAGCCATATTATGGCCCGCCGTTGACGCCCGGCACCCCGCTAGCGGCCGTCTGTCGACTTTCGATCGACCTCGCTCAGGCGGTTCGGTTTGTGGAGCATATGATTGAGACCAAGTTGTAGGATCCTCTATGGCTAAAGCAAAGCACGGTAACATAAGAACGCCTCTCGACCGTGGTCCCACCGATCACACTTACCGCTCCGAGTTTTTTCCAGCAGGTCAAGACAGATTGTCGACGCAATCGGCGCCAGAGGGTGCGCCACGGCCATGGCCGGCCGACCGGATCGAGCGCTGGCCGATCGAGCGATTGATCCCATACGTCAACAACGCACGGCGGCATAGCGAGGCGGACCTCGACAAAATCGCCGCCTCGATCGGCCGGTGGGGCTGGACTAACCCGGCCCTGGTCGACGAGCAGGGCGTGCTGATTGCCGGCCACGCGCGTGTCGCCGCTGCTCCAAGAGCGGGGGCAACCTCGATCCCGGTGATCGTGGCACGCGGCTGGAGCGAGGAGGAAAAGCGCGCCTACCGCCTGGCCGACAATCAATTGGCGGCGCGGGCGAGCTGGGATCCCGATTTGTTAGGGCATGAGCTTCAGGAGCTCGGGTTTGGCGGTTTCGACATTGGCCTGATCGGCTTCGAGCCGGATCAGCTTGAAACCATCCTGGCGGCTATGGGATCGAGCGGTCTGACGGATCCGGATAGCGTTCCAGAAGTCCCCGATCATCCGGTCGCTCGGCTCGGCGACCTATGGCTGTTGGGCGACCACCGCGTTGGCTGCGGCGACAGCACCAACTCGGCCGATGTCGCGCAAGTGCTGGCCGGAACTGAGCCCCATTTGATGGTCACCGATCCTCCATACGGGGTCAGCTATGAGCCGAGCTGGCGGTCGCGCCGCACGCTCCGCCGAGGCACGCTCGCGCAGGGAAAGGTGCTCAACGACGATCGCGCCGACTGGCGAGAGGCGTATGCGCTGTTCACCGGGGATGTCGCTTATGTCTGGCACGGGGCGCTGCACGGCGACGTTATCGCCGCCAATCTGGCCGGCTGCGGGCTGCAGCCTCGCGCTCAGATCATCTGGTCCAAGCAACACTTCACCTTGGGCCGCGGCGATTACCATTGGAAGCATGAAACCTGTTGGTACGCGGTGCGTGAGGGCAAGACCAGCCACTGGCAAGGCGACCGCACCCAGACGACGGTGTGGGAGATCGCCAACAACAACCCGTTTGGCAACCCGCAGCGCGAGCAAAGCTGGGGGCACGGGACACAGAAACCCGTGGAGTGCATGCGCCGTCCGATCGCCAACAACAGCCGACCGGGCCAGGCGTTCTATGACCCGTTTCTCGGCTCGGGGACGAGCGTGATCGCCGCCGAGATGACCGGCCGGGTGTGCTTCGGCATCGAGCTCAGTCCCCATTACGTCGATGTCGTCGTGCGACGATGGCAGCTCTTCACCGGCCGTGCCGCAAGACATCAAGCCTCCGGTCAGTCCTTCGACGAGCGTCCCGCAGGGCCGGACCACGATTAGTCAGGAGCTGCACATGGCGAGAACCGTTTTTGTCGTCAATGATGCGCTGCGCGAGAAGGTGCGCCACTTGGCCGGTCTCGGTGTCCCGCAGGACGACATCGCCAAAATCATCGGCTGCACCGCGAAGACGCTGCGCAAGCGCTTCCGTGATGAGCTCAATCGCGGCGTGGCAGAGGCCAATGCGACGATCTCCGGCTTTTTGTTCGCGGCGGCGAAGGCCGGCAGCATCACGGCGATGATCTTCTGGCTGAAGACCAGGGCGCATTGGCGGGAGCGGGTGGCGGCGAACGACCCGAGCGCGAACGCCGATGCCGGGTCGAATTCGGATATGGTCTTGGTCATGCCCGATAACAGCCGCGATCCGGAACTGACCCAGCTACTGCAAGAGGCGCAACAAAAATACTTTGCTCGGAAACGGCAGCAACGGCAACTTCCACCATCCGGCACATAGCTCTCGTGCGTAACACCCAAATCCTGTCGCTGGGAGGGACACCCGTGCAGACTGATCGCGCTGCGAGAGTTCCAGCCGGTAGCGGACGCCACCAGCGGCCCGGCAATGCCAGACCGACCGCCTCGGCGGGTGGCGGGTGACCAATGTCGCCATCGCCAAGAACCACGATCTCGGCGCAACCCGGACCGCAGACCGCGTTTCTCCAAACCGCTGCTGACATGTGTATATATGGCGGCGCCGCCGGCGGCGGAAAGACGGTCGGACTGATCCTTGAGCCGCTGCGCTATGTCGGCCGGGTGCCGGGCTTCACCGCGGTATTCTTCCGGCGTACCACTCCGCAGATCACCAACCCCGGCGGGTTATGGGACGAGAGCCTGAACTTCTATCCGCGGCTCGGTGGCACCCCGTACCTGCGCGCGCAAGAATGGCGCTGGCCACGCGGCGGCAAGATCAAGTTTTCGCATCTGCAGCTTGGGACTACCGTCCATGACTGGCAGGGCGCGCAGATCACGTTGATCTGTTTCGACGAGCTAACCCATTTTACCGCGCATCAGTTCTTCTACATGGTCAGCCGCAACCGCTCGACCTGTGGTGTGCGACCTTACATCCGTGCGACTTGCAACCCGGATGCCGACAGTTGGGTCGCCGAGTTCCTGGCCTGGTGGATCGACCCGGAGACCGGACTTCCGATCCCCGCGCGGGCCGGCGTGCTGCGTTATTACGTCCGGATCGCGGGAAGGATCGTTTGGGCCGATCGGCCGGAAGACTTGATGCAGCACCTGCCGCCGCCCGAGGATCTGCCGCCAGGTGTCGACCCGCCGCGACCGATTAGCGTTACCTTCATCCCAGCCTCGGTGTTCGACAACCCCGCTCTGCTGCGTGTCAACCCGGATTATCTCGCCTGGCTGCTGTCATTGCCGCTGCTCGAGAGTGAGCGGCTGCTAGGTGGCAATTGGAAGATCCGGCCGGCGGCCGGGCTCTATTTCAAACGGGAATGGTGCGCCGTCGTCGACCAGGTCCCGGCCGATCTCGATATTGTTCGTTACTGGGATCTCGCCGCGACCGAGAAGACCGAGCTCAATGACCCGGACTGGACCGTCGGCATCAAGCTCGGCCGCGATAGGAATGGCAGCTATTGGCTACTGGATGTGATCCGCCGGCGGGCCAACCCGGGCGACGTCGAGCGATTGCTGCTCGATACGGCTGCCCAGGACGGCAAGCGCGTCGAGGTCGGGTTCGGCCAAGATCCGGGGCAGGCCGGCAAGAGCCAGGCGCAGCATCTGGTGCGCGCGCTCA